CACACGCGTTTGCGTGTGCGAGGTCTTTGGTTGTAATTGGCGTTACGACGCCCTGTAGAGGTTTCTTTATGAAAGGAAATTGTGGGCGTTCCGACGCCCCTTTAGTCTTTTATGACACCTTTATTGATACGACTTTTTATCATACGTTTGAAGAGCGATAATCGACACTTTTGTTTTTGCGAGTTTTCTCAAAACTCCACCCCTAATAATAATAGTCCCAAAGCTCCAGGGGCCAGCTAATATAGCTGCAATGGTCAGATCTACGAAAATGCATATAATGCAATTCTTTTGTTTTTCTTTGTTTTTGCGAGTTTTCTCAAAACTCCAACCTTAATTCCGTTTTACGGAACGACCATTTCACGGTAAACATTTTTGGTTCGTTAAAAATTAAAGTAGTTCCACAAAGCGTAAGGTGTGCGCTATATAAAACACATCCCCACCGTCTCCATCGGCTAGAATAATGGAGTCCACCACACAGGATGTTGTGTGGCAAAAACTCGGGGACACTACGGTGGCCCCAACCCTGAACATAGATACAGTAATCGCTTGCATCTAATTCGGTGGACTTAGTAATGATTTGTCTGCCGTCATTTGCTTGAATATTTTACAATGGAATCTGAACTTATCTGAGCAGATTTAGTTTTGTCTATTGGTTAGATACGATCTTGAATTGTATTGACGCCTGTGTCTTCCCCCGCTCAATTCTCTTCTTATGAAGGGAATGCGGTGGTTGTTCAGGACATTTTTATGATATTATGTCCTCTACAACTCTCGCTGTTACTGCTGCTACCAAGCACCAGTCTACTAAAACAAATAATAGTCCCAAAGCTCCAGGGGCCAGCTTTTGCAGCAATGGTCAGAAATGCGATAAATGCGTCCGACGCAATAAATATATTCGCTCACAAAAATTGAAAAATCAAGTTGGTTTAATGTCTTTACCAAATGGACCCGCTATCTTGGCAACTCTTAGAACAGTAGCCGCGGTACGTGGGATCAATTTACCTAGACAAACGATTAATTTGGTAGAGGGTCTTGTTGCCCTATATTTTTCACTACGAGAGTGTCAATCACAAACTCAATTTTTGTCTACGGTAGTTTTATACCTCCGTGGTCAAACTAATGAGAGTGTGTTGTTATCACTTTCACAATATTTGGAATCAATGGTTGGATTACGACCCCAATCTGGTTCTGATGACCCCAAGTGGCTCGAAGAAATGCGAAATCTTCAACACAATTGGTCTCGTGCCATTAGTGGAGAAGGTTTTTCCCTTATTTCGAGAGTCATATCGTTGTGTCTTGCACTAGGAATGTGCAATGTATCACAATATCAATTCACCCTTGGAGGTATTCGTCTATTTTCTATCGATGCTTTCAAGAAACACTGCACTGCAGTTGATTTAGCAGACGCTTGTTTTGCCACTGTTACCTATTTCGTAGAAGGAGGTTATCAGTGTTTCCTGCAGGGCTCGGTGAAACCCTTACTCTTTGGAGGATTCAACATGGAAAATTTTGAGGACAATCATTCTAAATGTTATGAATGGTTCGAACTCACCCGTGCTGGGAACCTCCAAAGGATTGCCGGAGTTGGAGAAAATGATTTCGAAAAACTACTGTGTGACACAATTGAGACAGCTCGCGATTTAGTGCGTACGTCTCAGTCGCCTGTAGAGAAGAATATTCTCTCACGAAAGATGGAAGGTTTGTTATCTCTTCGTGCCAATTTTCGTCAAACTCGCGTTCAAGGTGGAATCAAGGTCGCTCCCTACTGTATTGGTTTATTTGGAGGAAGCGGCGTTGGTAAATCCTTTTTAACGCAGGTTTTAATGACGTTGACACTGAAGACTAACGGACACTCCGCCGACCCGGAGCGTATTGTTACCCTCAATGATAGTGACAAATTCATGTCAAATTATCGTTCATATGTGAATGGTATTATTATTGATGATCTTGGTAACACCAATGCGCAATACGTGGAAAAAGCACCCACCGCCAAAATCATAGAGATCGTTAATAACGTGCGATCTTATGCCAATATGGCGGAGGCTGACATGAAGGGCAAAGTCTCGATTGAACCCTATGTGACCATTATCACGAAAAATGTGAAAGATTCGTGCGCTAATCAATACTCGAATGAGCCCGCCTCGATCACTCGTCGTGAAAATATCACTGTCACTGTTTCAGTACGCAAGCAATTTGCGTCGAAGAATATGCTTGATAGTGAAAAAGTCGCGCGTGCCTTTCCACAAGGCCCACCACTAGTTCCTGATTTATGGACATTCAAAGTGGAACAGTCCTATCCTGTACCCAATAAGGTTAAAGGAAAGGCTGCCACTATTGGATGGGAAGTTATTCATTGGCGCGGAAGAGCCATGAAAGATGTATCCATTCATGATTTGTTAGAGTTTGTAACTCACGACTCAAGAATGCATTTCAAAAATCAAGAAAAATTGGTGGAAAATACCAATTCTCTGCATGACAAATTGACCGTTTGTCAGCATTGTACCATGCCCACAGTTGTGTGTCAATGTATTGAAGAAGATGATGATTCAACACTTGATGTGCAAGCAGGTATCTCTGATATTCTCAGTAGTTTAAATCCTGTCGCAATTGCCAATAGCATGGAAGCCACGAATGAGGCCATTACTCCCAAACCAGGATTTGTTTTCTGGAAGGAGGTTTGGGACCTCGTGGCATATGGTCGCAAGAGAGAGAAAAATCCCATCAAGAAATGTTGGAATTATTTCTTCTCTTACAACGAATGGTATGAACCAAGATGTTATCCACTCGAATTTCTTCGTGAACTCGAGATGGCCGCAACTACCAAAATCATGGAAGATTTGCGTAAGCTAGAAGACAATTTTTGGTGTACCTGGTTAGCATTTATACCACAATATATGCTCACCAATCGTTCCTGTGCTTACATTCTCGAGGTACTTACGTACTCGCGTTTGGAAGAACAACGGAAAGAGTATACCCGGCAGGTCTGGAGGTACTTCATACTTAAAATGCTTGCTTGTTTGTTGATGATTTTTTATATTCCAACAATAGGCAAACTTTATTTTTTGTATTCCGTATATGTACTATTACGAGATATTGCAGTCCGTGATGTATGTACGAAAGCAGCGCTATACAGAGAAATTGCTTCTCGGCGTGATGCTCTCCCACATGCATTACAAGGATATCGCGACAATCATTCGCAAGTAGTAATTAGTTCATGCGCAGCACTAGCTGGTATTTATTTACTAGCACAAGGCTGGAAAGCACTTCGGTGTATTCCAGTCACCCAGGGCAATTTGCAGCCCAAAACTGTCGAAGACATAAAAGAGCGTGATGCCGAGGTGAACCCTTGGAGTGGCGTTGTTGTGTCTCCGATGCCCGTTTCAGAAGCTTCTAAGACGTCTATTTTTAGTGATGTCAAGGGAGCAGTGAGCAAGAATCTGTGTTACATCAGTATCGACAGAGAAGACAAGCGTTCATTTTGTAATGCTTTTTTCCCATGTTCGAACGTAGCACTAATTCCAGCACACATCTGGAACGACGAACAAACACTTAAGGCGAAATTCATTCGCCATGACCCCGAGTCGATAGGCGGTAATTTTAGCGCCTTGCTCAGTAGAGAAACTTCTGTGTTCATACCAGACACAGATTTATGCTTGACCTGGGTTCCTAGTGGGGGAGATTGGCCCAATCTCACAAAGTTTTTTCCTTTGGGCCAGATTAATTCATGTCCCGCAACATTGGTTTATAAAGATGAACTTGCCAATTTGCTAGAAATGAAGATGATCATGATTCCTGGAACAGTTCGTTCAGAAGCCGGGAATTACGAGGGTGCAAATTATTCCCTCAGCCAAACTACCTTTGAAGGTCTGTGCATGGCTGTCTGTATTACTGATAGTCGTGGACCTTGCATTGGTGGTTTCCACTTAGCTGGTGTAGATCACACCACGCGAGGAGCCAGTGGACTCCTCACTCAGCAACAATTGACTGACTCTTTGTCATCTCTCAAGAAGATAAGTAGTGTCTTATTGTCATCCAATAGCGGTACCATACGCAAGGAACAATATGGCGTGAAATACTTTATTGACACTGACGTACACAAAAAGAGTCCTATCAATTTTTTGCCACCCGGTAGTAACGTGAAGTTCTATGGCCAGGTTACTGGTCGTGCCACGTATTCGTCCGATGTTGTCCAAACTCCAATTTCACCAATAGTTGCAAAACACTGTGGTGTGGAGAATAAGTGGGGAAAACCCTCATTCAACAAAGGATATCCTTGGCAGGCATCACTCCAATATTCGGCTAATCCGTCTATTGGTCTACCGGGCCATCTCCTCAACAGAGCTAAAGAGGATTTTATACAAGGTATAATTGAACACCTTGATTCTATCCCTGGACTCAAAGAGGAGGTCCGTCCCCTCACACGCATGGAAGTTGTGTGTGGAAAAGACGGGGTGCGTTTTGTGGACAAAATGCCGCCCAACACATCAGTGGGGTATCCGTTAGGAGGTCCTAAAAGAGATCATTTGAATTATCTAGATCCTGAAGACCATCCTGATTTTGCTTGTCCAGCAGAACTGCATTCACAATTTTGGGACGAAGCTATGGCAATGGAAGAACTTTATTTGAAAGGCGAACGTGCCTATCCCATTTACAAAGCTTGTCTCAAAGACGAACCAACACCCCTCAACAAAACTAAAGTGAGAGTGTTTCAAGGAGCGCCAATAGCGTTCCAATTATTGGTGCGACGTTACTTTTTGCCCATAATGCGTATACAATCGCTATTTCCATTAATTTCGGAATGTGCAGTTGGAATAAACGCACAGGGTCCTGAGTGGCAAGCACTATGTGACCACATCACCAAGTTTGGCGAAGATCGTGTACTCGCCGGAGACTACGGCAAGTATGATTTGCGCATGCCAGCACAAATTACTTTTGTCTCCATCCGAGGATTCATCGACATTGCACGCCATTGTAAGTATCCAGATCGCGCAATCCGCATCATGGAAGGACTTGCGAGTGATATCGCATATCCACTTACGGCGTACAATGGAGATCTCCTCCAATTAATGGGTTCGTCACCCTCCGGAATCAACATGACAGTTTATTTGAATAGTAATGATAATTCGTTACTTTTACGTTCATTTTACTATCATGTGTATCCGAATGCAAAGCACACTTTCCGAGAAGTGTGTGCCATGGTTACCTATGGTGATGATTTCAAAGGTTCTGTTGCAGAACAATATCCTTTATTGAATCACATAGCGTACAGTCAATTCCTTGACGAACATGGCATTGTGTTGACCATGCCCGATAAAGAATCAACACCAACGGAATACATGAATGATGCTGACGCAGACTTTTTAAAGCGCAGTAACGTGTATATACCTGAAATCGGCATGCAGCTTGGAGCTTTAGACGAGGACTCTATTTTTAAAAGTCTTCATACAGTCTTGAAATCCAAAGCGGTGACAACAACACAACAATCTATGAGCAACATTGACGGAGCTTTGCGAGAATGGTTCGCGCATGGTCGTGACGTATATGAAAAACGTCGCGATGAAATGCGAGCTGTTGCAAATGAAGCCGATATTGCCTATGGATGCAAGATGTTGACGCAGACATATGATGACTGCATTGACGTGTTTTGTGAGAAATACAATATCACAAGACAAGAGCCGGAATCTCTTTAAAATTGTCCTACCCGAGCTGGAATCTCATTAAACTTATCCCTCTGATCGTAGAATCATGATCATTAAATTCAAGAATTCATTCCGTACTTGGTTACCATGCGTATACATGTTTTCTTCTTTCTGTATATATGCGCTAGGCTTTACGGAGTTAGTGTTCCCCTCGTGGAATACCCCTATTTAGGGGGAGGAATGGTCTTCCTAACAGAAATTTTGACTTGTGCGGCACTGAGTGGGTCCGCACAATTGTACATACTACTCACTTCTTTACAAAATAATAATAAATTTAATGTAACAATCAATCAAGAATCTCTCGAGTCACAGCACCAAGTTACACACTTTAGTGATCAGTCCCCACAGTGGGATTACACTGTCGATAGTAGCCCAGATGCCACTTTTACTCAAGCAGATTCGTCAGAGGCTGAATTAAGTAATTTCTTCAGTCGACCAATCAAAGTGGTCTCCTATTCTTGGCAAATAGGAGTTCCACTGTTTCAGGCTTTTGATCCATGGTCTCTCTTTTTCGAAAACACGAGAGTTCTGAATCGAATAGCCAATTACAATTTGTTGCGATGCAAATTAAAATGTCGAATTGTACTTAATGGAAATGGTTTTCATTATGGACGAGCAATAGCGAATTACATTCCATTGTTTGACCTTGATGATTTCACCACTGCCCGTTCTGGTGTCATTTCAGATGTTATTGCAGCATCACAACGCCCCCATGTTTACCTGGACCCCACCAATAGTCAGGGAGGAACTTTAACTCTCCCTTTCTGTTGGGTCCAGAATGCCTTAAACATTCCAGGACAGGATTGGAGAAGCATGGGCGAAGTATTTCTACAGGAAATCACAGGCCTAAAACATGCGAATGGAGCGAATGACAATGTCACTATTTCCGTTTTCGTGTGGGCTGAGGAGGTTTCGTTATCGATCCCGACCTCACGTGAACCTGCTAGTCTTGCTCCACAATCTGGAGATGAATATTCTCCTGGCCCTATTTCCGGTATGGCCAACAGTGTAATGAGCGTTGCCAAACGCCTCACTGACATTCCAATTATTAGACCGTATGCAAAAGCCACTGAATTAGCAGCAGGTGCAACAGCATCAATCGCAAAACTTTTTGGTTATTCGCGTCCAGTAAATTTGGAAACCGGAATTCCCTATATCCCCACTCCCGTTGGTAATCTAGCTAACGCAAATGTAAAAGACACATCAGTCAAATTGACATTGGATTTAAAACAGGAGTTGTGCGTTGATCCGCGTACAATGGGATTGGGAGGAGTTGATGAAATGACAATTACATCAATTTCGCAAAGAGAATCGTTTATCACTACTTTCGGGTGGCAGGTCTCAGATCCTACGGAAACTCTCCTATGGAACACAGAGGTAAATCCTGTCATCTGGGATACTGCAGGTGATGAATTGCATCTCACAGCGTGTGCTTTTGCCGCTTTGCCATTTACTTTTTGGCGCGGAACCATGAAATATAGGTTTCAAATAGTGGCATCTGCATTCCACAAGGGTCGCCTGAAGATCGTGTATGATCCTGGTTTTCAGGCTAGCAATGAATACAACACCAACTACACCTATATCATAGATCTTGCAAAAGAACGCGATTTCACAGTAGATGTTGGTTGGGGCAATCAGACTGCATTTCTAAGACACTCTACACCAGGAGTGGATTCTCTTATCTTCGGAAGTGCACCAATTACATCCCTCAATGATTTCTTTGCTAATGGTGTACTGTCCGTCTTTGTTGTCAATGAACTGACTACGCCGAATTCTACAGTGAATAATGACGTGGAAATTAACGTCTTCGTATCAACAGGAGATGATTTTCAAGTTGTATCGCCCGAAAGCCACACTATCAGTGAATACACATTCTTTGATCCTGATGGTGTAGGAGCTTTTGCGAGTTCACAGACTACAGTCTCGGAACTCACCGCTGAAGAATTCAGGGATCAACGACAAAACGATCTTTCAGTGAGACGACCAGTTTCTCATATCGAAGATCCATATTTACTACTGAAAGATGTATTGTCGACACAATCTGGAGAAGAAGCAGTATCAGGGAAGATGAATCAACCCGATGCTGACTTGACCGTCAATGAAGTAGAACCGATGAAACAAATGGCTTCAGAAGACATGGCAGTAACAATTAATCCATCTGATGGAGCTTATTGCGTGTATTTTGGAGATCCAGTCACTTCATTTCGACAGTGCTTGAAACGATACAATTTTCACAGTTGCGTTGCGAACACCACCAATGCTTTGAGTTATTTCTTGCACACTAGTCCAGATTTTCCTTTTTACAGAGGATATGCACCTGGCGCAGTCAATCTCACGAATGTACCCGCCGCCAGCACACCTTATAATTATTGCACTACTACGCTGCTTAATTATCTCACTCCAGCCTTTACAGCACGGCGAGGAGGTATACGTTGGAAATACGTAAAAGGTGTCAAGACCCCGGATGGTCCACAACTCGCAACTCTATCACGAGTAGGTGGATTAACTCCTGGGTACACTCTGTCGAGCGTCACTGCAGCATCAGGATCTGGGAATCCCAATGAAATAGCAGCTCAATGTTTAAACGTCTACGACCACTTGTGGGATGGAGGCGTCGCACAACCAGATGATATTAATCCTGTATTGGAAGCGGAATTTCCGTTTTATTTACCATTCAGGTTTGCATCTGCAAAGAACGCTGATCTCACAAGTGCCACAGCCGATTTTGGCTCGTTCCATTCGTATCGAACGCTATGGTCAAAAGCTGGCACTGATCAAGCTACTGTTGTGAAGTACTGTTCAATTGGTGAGGATTTTATGCTCGGTTTTTACACCGGACCACCAATTATGTATTATGCACCAAGTGATCCACCCGCCCAGGGGTAGGTCGCACATAAAAGGAGTAAACCTTACCAAAAATCAAAGGAGTAAACCTTTTCAAAAATCCATAGCAAGTAAGTTGTTACCATGGGTGACCCATGGGGTTCCGTAAGGAACTGGACTTTGTCCCGTATCGATTGATGCGACTGAATTTTTTATTCTTGGACTTAGTCCGAGAACTTTTTTAGGTCGCAACTTTAGT